AGGAGGTGTGAGATGGATCTTGAGACGTTGATGTGGAAGATGTACCGCCGTGGCGTTGTTCACGGTGGTGTGGTTGCCGTACTCACGGCAGCAATCTACCTGATTATGTAAACACTGTTTATAAAAGGAGAACTGAAGTGCTAACCGGAAACTTTGATGCTTATTTCAATACTGACCGTAACGTGTATAACGCGCTCCGTACCTTTGCGCGGGGGCATGTGTCACGGTTCCCCATAAAGTTTGAAGGGAGCGGGTACGCGGTCAGGTTTTACGACTCACGATTTCCTGCGCCAATTGCTTCCTTGGAAAGGGACAACGGTAAATATGTTTTGAGATCTGATCTCATACGCAACGATAAATACGGTGGTGCTAATCACAAGTACAACACGCGGGCTACTTCCAATACGAAACTTCTTCCGGCTTGGTTTGAAGCGTATGTCCGTCCCGTTCCAGACGAAAAGATATGCAGACAGTTTGTCTCTGTCAGAAACGAATTGAGCGAAAAGTGGCGAACCGAGTTTGCCAATCTTGTTGATACTTTCAACATGGCGGGGTGGGGCGGTAGCGCAGACTTATTGCGTAAGGCGTTTTCAGATGACTTCATAAACCATGTAATGAACGGCACCGCCCCCTACTCACATCCCGAATTGCGGAAGTTTATGAATGGCGAATTCGCAAACACATTCCTTGAACACAAACGCCGCCAGTCTATTACACATCCAGACAAACACATCTTTATCAATCCTGACGATACGGTAGTTGTGAACATAGACAGCACCGTAGCCACACTCCTCAGTATCAATGAGTTGCAGGAAGAATCGCGTTCCAAGATTGCCCTGATGCGGCTGCTTGAGAACAACACCCTGCTCGATGGAGTTGGTATAAAGATCTCTCCAGTTAGTTTCTGGCTTTACTAATAATTGCTATTGACGCAAACATGTGGTATATTGTAAACATGGTAACAAGTCAATGGCTGTTAAGCGTAAGTCTTAAACGTAATGGCGATGAGTACCCCTACTACACGTTAATTGATCGTCGCAGACAAAAGTCCACACGGTTCAACAGTTGTAAACACTGTTTACAAAAGCCAGTGGCCGAGAAGTTAGTGATGATCAAGATGATGCGTGGTGATTTCAAGGACTATATCTTTGGGTCATGGATTGGGGATAGGCATATAGTCGTTGCGTTAGACAAAGACGAGTACAACGAACTATTGGAGAGGGTCAGTGGTACCGACACCGGAAAACAAAGTAAAAAACCGCGTAAGAAAGATACTGAATAAGTACACGACTGCGTACAGTTTTATGCCCGCTACGCATGGTTATGGATCATCAGGTGTGGCTGACATTGTGTCCTGCATCAACGGTAAATTTATTGCCATAGAGTGCAAGACAGACGGTAATAAGCCTACGGCCCTACAGAAAAAGAACTTGAACGATGTTGTGAAATCTGGGGGCTACGGGTTTGTTGTGGACGATTCATCCATAGGAGTGTTCATCCTTACTCTGGATAACGTGGTAAGTGGCAGGTTGCCGCCAACATGTTTTGATTTCACCAATGAAGAAAACCAGAGCCAAGACAAGTGAGGGCAAACTTAAACGCATCATGCTGTATGCATCTAGCGTGTATGCCATCAGTACGAAAGAGATAGCCAACCGATACAAACTAACCAGACGCCAAGCGTTGAGATACATAGACAAGTTATACAACGACGGGCATTTGTACATGCGATACAAGGTTGGTGGACGTTTTTATTATTCAATTGTTAGGAGGAAGAATGAAACTAGAAAAACTAAATGAAGCGTTGAGGGTAGCCGACGAGTTCGGCATGGACGGCACTGATGTGTCCATCCTCTTTGCTATTGCCGAGAAGCGCAGGGATGAGGGAGCGGCAACTATCATGCAGTTCTCTTCTGGAACGCAGTTTGCGTCTTTTGGCACCATCCACGAGCGTGTCAAACGCATGGTGAAAAAAGGCGTGTTGAAGAAACAAGTTCGAGAGGACAATCAAAGATACAAAGTGTTGACTGATGGCCCAGTGTTGGGTAAATTCCTAGACCGTTTGAACGAAGTATAACTTTTTAACAAGGAGACTAAAGTGACTAAGAGTGCAAAAATTCGCAAGTTGATGGCCAAGGGTTTAAGCGTTGCAGAGATTGCCAAGCGCGTGAAGGTGCATGCCAACTACGTGCATACCATCAAGTGGTTGGACAAGAAGAAAAAGCCAAAAGCCCAATTCAAAAGCCCCCGTTCGCGTCTGCTGCAAGACATATTCCAGATGAAGAAGGCGGTGGATGCGGTGGAGAGCAAGCCGACGAAGTTATTGGTACAACCCCAGTACAAAGACATGGCTATGAAAATTCTTGCTGATAACGATCTTGTCAACAAGCCCCCGCACTACACAAAAGGCGGTATCGACTTCCTCGACTACGCCGAGGCCAAGGGGCTGACCGAGAACGCCTATCTTTTCAACGTGGTGAAGTACGTTTCACGTGCGGGTAAGAAGGTAGGTGCTGACCCTGTGCAGGATCTTGAGAAGGCAGAGTTTTACCTCAAGCGTGAGATTGCGCGGAGGAAGAGTGCGTGACCGAGAAAGACTACTTGCCACAGTACGCCGCAGAGTTAGTGCATGACTTGAAAGTACAGGAAGTTCAATGGCGCTACTCTGCAAATGCTGCACTTAAACGATGGGGTGAGAGCAATTCCATATACAAGGAAGAATTTGCCAAGGCCGAGGCGTTTAGAAACACAGCAGATATGGTACGCAATGCAGTACACATTGTGCTGCCATTGAACGGTCAAGTATATGTACCTCCATCCAGTAGCAGATATACACCGGAAGAGTGTGAGTCTTCTCACGCTTTGCCACATATATTGACTACGTTTGAACACGCCGTGGATAAAAACTATTACGACGCTGACAACTTAGATGAGTTTGAAATTCCAGATGCAAGCGTCAGTTTGGCTGTGGACTTCAAGCAGTTTGATGAAGATGATGAAAGGTACAAAGACGAACGACTCCCCGGCAGAAGCCCTGTTTCTGTAATCGCGTTCTCTAGGTTTAATAAGAATGCCAAGGGGGTAAAGTGGTGTCTTAATAGTTACTACATGACTATGTATACGCCGCTTGTGTTTACCAATAACGGCACAGAACTTAGCTTAAGTAATATCTATACGAAAGAAGGGCTGTTTGATAACGACAGTCAACCAACTAAAGATAGAAACTTTGTAGAGACTATATATAGATCTTTGAACGCAAACATGGAAACAGTAATCCGAGCCTGTCACGCACTGCGTGTCGGTGCTGTGTTGGAGGAGCGTGAGGAGAAGTCCTATACACGCAACAGGACACTCCAGAAGAAGGGCGTTGGCGGGTTTGAGTACCACGTGTTGAGACTGCCATATGGCACAGTCAGAGAGACGTTGGGTAGTCGATCCGGTGGCGAGCGCGATGCCCCGAGGTATCACTTCCGAAGGGCACACCTACGTAAATTGTCCAAGGGAACTCAGACGTTCGTGCGTTCATGTTTCGTTGGCAATCGTGAGAAGGGCGAGATCCAGAAAGAATACAAACTAGAAAGCGGGGTAGCAGCATGATTGACTGGCTCAAAAAAATGTACCGCGATTGGCAGTGGCGCAGACAGAACGAATGGGCGCAGGTGCCACCGCCTGATTGGTCAGCGAAACGCGGTGGGAGGGAGTACTGGTGAAATCATTAAACGACATCTACCAAGATGGACTCAAACTTCTTGAGCAGGACAAGTGCGACGAGGCTATCCCTCGCTTCGACGATATCATCAAGTTGCGTCCGCTCCTTGCCGGGGCGTATGTGCAGCGGGGTCGGTGCCATTGGGAAATGCGACGTTGGGACTTGGCAAAACCTGACTTCGAGAATTGCCTGATGCTTGATCCAGAAAACCCAGATGCCAAGTGGACGACGGGCCTGATTGAGTTGCAGTTGGGAAACTTTGAGCGTGGGTGGATGCATTACGAGAACCGTTGGGACACCGACACATTCCAGTCACCCCGGCTCAAGACTCGGCTCCCATCGTGGGAGAAAGGCAAAGGCTATAAGTCTGTGTTGGTCTGGTGCGAACAGGGCGTGGGCGATCAGTTGCTCTACGGCAGCATGTTGGGTGCGCTGAAGAAAGAGACTGAGAAGGTCACGGTGATGATCGATATTCGACTGATGAATCTTTTCCAACGCGCCAATCCAGATATTAAATTCATACGCCACGACAGTCGGGTGAACAACGCCGAGTACGACTCGCAGATTCCGATTGGCAGCGTGGGTAAACATTTCATTAACGATGTCGCTGACATCAAGAAGCATCGGTCTGTCGGATATGTTTATCCTGATCGCAGCCGATTGGATCATCTGACACACGAGTTGGCGCTGCAACCGGATGACTTCGTGATCGGTATATCTTGGGCAAGCACGGCTCCGCGCATCGGTGAACACAAGAGTGTGAAACTGGAGGAGTTGGTAGGACTTTGGGATATCCCGAACGCCAAGATCGTAAGCCTGCAATACGGCAAGCCTGATCACGACATCGAACCGTTTGAAGAAAAGACTGGCAAGATTGTTCGCCAGACGACGGTCGGTAACTTCTTTGACTTGGAGGGCGTGGTCGCAGCGATGTCACTGTGCAACGCCGTGGTATCCGTGTCGAATGCGAACGTGCATCTGGCAGGAGCCTTGGGCGTACCGACGTACGTGCTTGATGCCAACAAGTTGTGGTATTGGAATCATAAGGAAGGGCGAACGAGCCTTTTCTATCCGACAGTTAACCTTTACCCACGCGACTATTTGAACGCGCCGTGGGATGCACAGATTGCAGAGATCATCAAAGATATTAAGGAGCGACGAGCATGACCGAAGAAGATGTTTCTTATCTTGATGCCAAGCCTGAACACTTGGTGCCTATGCCCCCGCAACAGAAAGTGTGGGCGACCATCGGTGACAACTTGGAGTTGGATTACATCGACTGGGACATGATCAACGAGTTGGCGAAACAGTTTGATGTTTTGCACAAGGAAGGGCAGGAGAAGACCGAGAGCCATGTCATCTGCAAATTGCTGACGTTGGTGCGTGAGCAAACGAGGAAGGACTGTGAGCAGGCCAAATGAATACATCGTTGATCGCTTAAACGAGCGGATCAATGACTTGGAGAAAGAACTTTTGGATGAAAAGTCCCACAAGACTGACATTCTGATCGCAGAAATCATGTTAGCCGTGGTGTGCTTCTGTGCGGGCTGCGTGGTGGGAGCGGTGTACCTATGACAAAACTAGAAGCGTGGAAGGCGTGGAATGAAACCGTAGGTGTTGGCGCAGAAGCGACAGAGTTTGCACTAGAGAAATCGAGCCACGGCAAAGCATTTAGTTATGCGTGGGATGCTGCGGTGGCCGAGAACGAGCGACTACGCGAAGCCCTGCATGACATCTCCATCAGTAAGAACTCTATGTATCAAGAGTCACGAGCCAAGCAAGCCTTGGGTGAGGATCAAAAAATCTGGAGGATGTGCGGCGTGAATACGGATGATGTGATTAAGATGGCCGAGGAAGCCGGGATCGTGATGAGTCTGACCGACGAGCGTGTGACGCTGAACAAACTGAATCGTTTTCTGGAACTGCATCTGAAGGCACTGAAGAACGAAGGCTACCGCCGGGGTGAAACATGATCATTGACGACAAGTCCCCGCCGGGATCGTGGCAGCGTGAGATAGAACTGCAACCGTGGAAGTACTCACAGCAGGAAAAGGTCGGGTGGGCGCTGTCTGAGATGCGCTTGCGTGGCATGTTCAAGGAAGCCGACATCCTTTCCCAAGAGATCGTTGTGTTGAAAGCAGAAGTGGATCGTTTCCGTGCAGATCGAAAATGACATACTGAATCTGATCCGCGATCTTCCACGCGAGATCAATGACACATCAACCACAACTGAATTTAAATTTCTTACGGTGGGTGGTGTGCTGTGGGCCTGTCACGATGAGATCAGGCGACTGCGGCAGGAAGTACAGGAGTTAAAGAGTGTCAATCGTAAAAAAGGTCCGTAGTTGTGTAGAGTGCAAAAGGACGTTTGCTAACCCAGAGTCCCTGCGTACACACATATACAAGTTTGGTGGATGCAGGAGCGAAGAATCTTTAAAAGCCGCAGGCTTTGAAAATACCCCCAAAGGTTGGCTACGCAAAAAGATGGTAAGTTTTAATGACAATACTAACAATTGATTTTGAAACGTATTACGACAAACCGTTTTCGTTATCAAAGATAACCACGGAGGAATACATCCGTGACGAACGCTTTGAAGTTATCGGTGTAGCCGTAGCGGTAGACGACTCCGAACCGGAATGGTTTAGCGGCACACACGAAGAAACTTCTGCGTGGCTGAACAAGTTTGACTGGACTAACTCCTTGGCATGCGCCCACAACGCGCAGTTCGATGGGGCTATCTTGTCTTGGATATTTAACATCAAGCCGAAGGGATGGCTTGATACGCTATGCATGGCGCGGGCTAAGCATGGGGTGGACTCAAGTGTGAGTCTTAAATCCCTAGCAGAACAATACAAACTGGGAGCAAAGGGAGATGAAGTTATTAACGCGCTTGGTAAACGGCGCATGGATTTTACTGCTGAAGACCTTGCTCGTTACGCTAGTTATTGTATTAACGATGTTCGCCTTACCCATCGTTTGCTTAATTGCTTGCTTGCTGAGTTCCCTGCGAAAGAACTGAAGGTTATCGACTTAACGCTGCGTATGTTCACCGAGCCTGTGCTTGAGTTGAACCTGCCGTTGCTTGAGTCCCATCTGGAATCCGTCAAGGACAAGAAAGCCAAGTTGCTCGCCGCTGCCGAGGCAGACCGCGAGTCGCTTATGAGCAACGACAAATTTGCTGAACTGCTTACGCGATTAGGAATAGAACCGCCCAAGAAAATCAGCAGCCGCACAGGGAAAGAAGCGTGGGCATTCGCCAAGACTGACGAAGAGTTCAAGGAACTACTTAACCATTCAGACCCACGTGTACAGACGTTGGTCGGTGCGCGGCTTGGTACAAAAACTACTTTGGAAGAATCACGCACACAGCGGTTTATAGATATCAGTCTGCGTGGCAAGTTGCCGGTGCCAATTAAATACTACGCAGCACACACTGGCAGATGGGGCGGCGAGGACAAGATCAATCTTCAGAACCTGCCGCGTGAAAGCAATTTGAAGAACGCAATCGTAGCCCCTGATGGCTACGTCATAATTGACTGTGACTCATCACAGATCGAAGCCCGTACGGTTGCTTGGCTTGCAGGGCAGAACGATTTGGTCGAAGCGTTTGACGAAGGCCAAGATGTATACAAGATCATGGCGGCTACCATCTACAAAGTGCCTATCGAAGAAGTCACCAAGGCCCAACGATTTGTAGGAAAAACAACTATTTTGGGTGCTGGGTACGGTATGGGCGGTACCAAGTTTCAGTTACAACTTAAGGCGTTCAACGTTGATGTAGATATCGACGAGTGCAACCGCATCATTGACGTATACAGGGAAACATATCCAAGCATACCTGCGCTATGGCGACAGGCTCAGAAGTGTATTGAGTTTATTTTGCTCAAGAAAGCAGCGCCATTTGGCAGCGTAGATGTTGTGCAGTTTGATCCACGACAACGCGGCTTCCTGTTACCGAGTGGACTGTGGCAGCGATACGAGGGGCTGCGTAAGGTCGATGACGGTACAAAGATCGAATACGAGTACGGCACACGTAAAGGCGCGGTCAAGATTTATGGTGGGAAGATTGTTGAAAACATTTGCCAAGCCGTGGCAAGATGTGTGATTGCCGAGCAAATGATCAGGATTTCAAAACGCTACCGAGTTGTGTTGACCGTGCATGACGCTATTGCTTGCATAGCACCCGAGGCCGAGGCTGAAGAAGCGCAACGGTACGTTGAGGAATGCATGAGATGGCGACCGACATGGGCTGCTACCCTGCCGTTGAACTGCGAGTCAGGTGTAGGTAAAAGTTACGGGGATTGCTGATGACATCGTACAGTTGGTCGTATTCGTCGTTGGACTTGTTCCAACAATGTCCGCACAAGTATTACCGACTGAAGGTAAAGAAGGACATCAAGGAACCCGTCAGCGAGCATCTTGTGTATGGACTCGACATGCACAAGGCAGCAGAAGAATACATCAAGGATGGCAAGTCAGTACCGGATCGGTTCAAGTTCCTGATACCCGCTCTCGACAAACTCAAGGGGTACGCTGGAGAGAAACTTTGCGAGTACCGAATGGGTTTGACTAAAAGTCTAGCTCCGTGTGGCTTCTTCGATAAAGATGTTTGGTGGAGAGGCATTGCTGATTTAATAATTTTAAGTGATGACTTTGCAAAAATTGTTGACTACAAAACGGGCAAGTCATCCAAGCATGCGGATACCAAGCAATTGGAGATACTGTCGCTGGCAGTATTCAAGCACTTCCCACAGATCAAACGCATCAAGGGCGGGCTGCTGTTTGTAGTTGCTAATGAGTTTGTGAAAGGCAACTTTGATGTGGAGCAGAGTCATATTTACTGGCAGCGATGGCTAACCGGAACCGCTCAGTTGGAGAAAGCGTTTGAGGTTGACGTATGGAACCCGCGTCCGAACTTCACATGCAAGAAGTGGTGTCCGGTTAAAGACTGCACGCATAACGGGAGATAGAAATGTCAGACATAAAAGTTAAATTAAGTGAATCCGGTATAGATACACCGCTGTTTCATGACTATGAATATCACTATCCCGCGAAGAATCGAGGGGCTAACCAAGATTATTTGACGCTTGTTATTGAAAATAATGGCGGTAACTTTTTGTCGGTGGCTTTGTACGATGAAGGCGATAGGAAGATAATTTCTCGCAATCAAGATGTCAGTAAGATACTTATTCAGATTGACGGTGGTATTGAACATACCGATTTTTTCAACATGCTAAAACTTATTAAAGAAGCGCACGAAGTTAGTAATGCGCTGGGAGGCACACATGGCTCGTGATTACCGTCGTGAATACGACAACTACCAAGGCAAGCCCGAACAACTAAAGAACCGTGCTAAACGTAATTCTGCTCGTGCCAAGATGATGGCAGCCGGGCGTGTACGTAAAGGCGACGGTAAAGATGTTGACCACAAGCAACCGTTGAGCAAGGGCGGATCAGCAGGTAAATCAAACCTGCGAGTTGTCAGCACCCACGCTAACCGTGCATTTAAGCGGCAGAAGGATCGGAAACCTGTTTGATGCAGATCATCGACAACAAGGCACTTCTATTGCGTGTCAAGGAACCCGAGCGGATTACTGCTGTGATTCACAACGCTAAGAAACTTAACGACAACGAAGTGCTGGTCAAATGGGGGGTGGAGGAAGCACAGATTCTCAAGAATCTACGGCTCAAGGATGTGCCGTCCCCCATTATGCGAGATTACGTATGGTCAGGATTACAAAAGCCGTTTAAGCATCAGTACGACACGGCTGCGTTTTTGACCTTGCATCGGCGGGCTTTCTGCTTCAACGAGCAAGGCACTGGCAAGACGGCATCGGCTATCTGGGCTGCGGACTACTTGATGCAGCAAGGGTTTATACGCCGTGTGCTTGTGTTATGCCCGCTATCCATCATGCAGTCGGCTTGGGAGAACGATCTCTTCAAGTTTGCCACGCATCGGACATGCGCTATCGCGCATAGTTACTCCAAGGAGAAGCGCATACAGGCGGTGCAAGGCGATGCCGAGTTCGTGATTTGCAACTACGATGGTTTGAATATTGTAAAAGAAGCCGTGATAAAGGGTGGCTTTGATCTGGTGATTATTGACGAAGCCAACGCCTACAAGAACGTAAGCACAAAAAGATGGAAGGTACTGAACTCCATACTCATGCCGTCCACTTGGGTATGGATGATGACGGGTACGCCAGCGGCGCAGACACCGACAGATGCTTACGGACTAGCCAAGATCATTAACCCAAGCGGTGTGCCAAAATTTTTTGGATCTTTTCGGGATCAAGTGCTATTCAAAGTATCCCAGTTTCGATGGGTACCGAAGCCTTCTTCCCAACAAATCGTACACAACGCACTACAACCAGCAATACGTTTTACCAAAGACGAATGTCTGGATCTGCCGGAAATGACTTACGTCATGCGTGATGTACCGCTCACCCCGCAGCAGACTACGTACTACGAAGAGATTCGTAAACAGATGCTTACAATTGCAGCGGGCGAGGAGATTACCGCCGTCAACGCAGCCGCAAGCCTAAACAAGTTATTACAACTTTCATGTGGCGCGGTCTACTCGGATAGTGGAGAAATCATAGCGTTTGATGCGAAGAACCGCATGGCTGCGCTACTGGAGGTCATCGAGGAGGCAAGCCAAAAAGTAATCATATTTGCCCCGTTTCGCCACGCCATCGAGATCATTGCGGAGGAACTGAAGAAGAACAAGATCTCCTGCGAGATCATCAACGGTGCAGTCCCGGCTACCAAGCGTTCAGAAATTTTCAAGAAATTTCAAGAAGATCCAGAACCGCGAGTGCTTGTCATACAGCCTCAAGCAGCAGCACACGGTGTCACGTTGCATGCGGCCAACGTTGTTGTTTGGTGGGGACCGATAACGTCTATTGAGACTTATTTGCAGGCCAATGCCCGCGTCCACCGTGCGGGCCAGCACCATCCATGCACAGTAGTACACTTGCAAGGCAGTCCTGTTGAGAAGCGCATCTACAAGATGCTGTCTCAGAAATTAGATGTGCATACCAAGTTGATCGAACTTTATAGAAACTTTGTGTCGGAGGTTGCTTGACAGTGTAAAGCAAGAGGCATAAATTCATAGACCCACAAGGAGAACAGCATGAGTGCAATGAATGCAGAAAAACTTGCGGCAGTCTACGTAAAGATACGAGACGCTCGCAGAGACTTGGCAAAAGAAGATGAGAAGTTAAAGGCACAACTTGATGTTGTGGCTGAGCAATTACTAGAGATATGCAAAGCGCAGGGTGCTCAAACCATCCGCACTGAGCATGGCACCATTTCGCGCAGACTGAACAAACACTACTGGACTAACGATTGGGATTCGTTTTTTCGATTCGTCAAAGAAAACGACGCCTTCTCGTTGCTCCAGCATCGCATCCATAACGCGAATATGGAGCAGTTCCTTGAAGAGAACCAAAACCTTCACCCGCCGGGGTTACAGGCAGACATCGGACAAACCGTGGTTATTGTAAAACGCTAAGGAGCGCATATGAGCAATGATATTGCTGTTCTGGATTCAGGGTTGCCAGATTACTTAAAGACCCTGCAAGTTGACGACACTACTAAGGCTCTTATGGGCGGCGGTAGTGGATCGCAATCCAAGCGCATCTCCATTCGTGGAAGCGTGTGGAGACTCATGATCAATGGTAAGGAAGTGACCCATAACGAGGATCGCCATCTGAACGTGGTGATTGTCGCTGCTGCGCCGAAGGTATCGCGTACGTACTACGCACAGCAGTATCAGGAAGGTGGCGAGGTTGTCGCACCTGATTGTTGGTCGGCTGATGGTGATGTGCCTGATGCCAAGGCTGCATCGCCGCAGTCTAAGCGTTGCGTAGATTGCCCTCAGAATATTGCTGGCTCTGGACAAGGCAATAGCCGTGCTTGTCGCTATAGTCAGCGTATTGCTGTCGTGCTTGCCAACGATGTTGGTGGTGACGTATTCCAGTTGACGCTGCCTTCTACTTCTATTTTTGGAGAAGGAACTAACGGCAAGTGGCCCCTGCAAGCCTATGGCAAGATGCTTGGTAGCAAGGGTATCCCAGTGACCGCAGTCGTTACCGAGATGCGGTTCGATACCAATAGTGCTACCCCGAAAGTCAACTTCAAGGCAGTCAAGTTCTTGGAAGCAGATCAGCATCAGATCGCTATCAAGCAAGGCCAGACTGACGTTGCCAAACGTGCAATCACCATGACGGTTGCCGAGGTTGATGGCGTTAAGACTAAGGCGCTACCCACTCCGAAGGCCGCAGCAGAACCTGCACCTGTGGAAGAAGTGGTGGTTGCTGAACCTGTGAAGCGTGTTTCAAAGAAGGTCGAGGAGGCCGCAGCCAGCAAGCCTGATCTGTCTAAGATCCTTGCTGATTGGGATGACTGATGGCGATCATTAAGGGCTACACAACTTTAATGGTACAGGCAGTTTATGAAGCGAATGCTTTTTATCTTGGTGTGCAATTAGCCAAGATTTGCATTCGGCTGAACATTCCTGTTGTTGATGTTGCGGAGTACCTTAAAGTGAGCAGACAAACTGTTTACTCGTGGTTCATGGGTAAGCGAGATGTCTCTCCCAAGTACGCTGAACAGGTACAGAAACTAATCGACAAATTGTCGTAAAAGTAGGTGGGCTAGGTTCGCTACCGAAAAGGGCATCGCCGTCTGCCCCTGCCCACTCTATTTGACGGTCTTTTGAGGACGGCTATGCTTACACGTAAGGACTTTCTTTCTCTTGTTCTTCCCCCACTGGGAGAAGGTGAGTCCTACTGTACCGTTGGCATCAAGGAAGATGGGGAGAACAAGGACGTTCGCCAGCGGTTTGTCGGTAGTATTGATGAGATATCTCAGCATGCCGATGAGTTCGTAACTACAAAATACAACGCCTTTTACGGCATGGCTAAGTACGGGCCTGAAGGTCGTCGTACTACCAAGAACGCCATCGCCCTCAAGTCGTTCTACATTGATCTGGACTGCGGCCCCGGCAAGCCGTTTGCAGAATTGAACGATGGCCTTGTAGCACTCAAGGCTTTCTGCAAGACCACAAGTCTGCCGCGCCCGACGATTGTGAAGTCTGGTATGGGTGCCCATATCTACTGGATATGCACCGAGGCTTTGTCACGCGAGCGGTGGACGCTATATGCAGAGCGGCTGAAGGAACTGTGCGTCCAGCACAAGTTTGAAGTTGATCCGGTCGTGACAGGTGAAGCCGCCCGCATCCTGCGTATCCCCGAGACCTACCATGTCAAAGACCCAACCAATCCAATTCTGGTTGAGGTGTTACATGTAGGTGCCCAGTTATCACCTGATGATATCCATAAACTTCTTGAGCCAAGCGTTGACTCGCTCAATGCTCCTGCACCGATAAAGAGACAGCTAGATCCGACAACTTTGGCATTGATGGGTAACTCCCAGTCGCGCTTTAAAGCGATCCTGACTAAATCGCTGGAAGGCACGGGGTGTGCTCAGATTGCTTACATCTTCAACGAGCAAGCCACGTTGGAAGAACCCATGTGGCGAGCAGGGCTTAGCATCGCCCAAGTCTGTGTAGATAGAGACAAAGCCATCCATGTGCTGTCTAGGCAGCACCCTGACTACTCACCAGAAGCCACCGAGCGGAAGGCCAACGAGACCAAAGGGCCGTATACCTGCGAGACGTTCAAGAAAATAAAGCCGTCATTGTGCGAAGGATGCCCGCACAAGTTCACATCGCCAATCCAGTTGAGTAAGGAAATTGTTGAGGCTTCTGAAGAAGATAACAAAATCGTACAAATTGAAGAAGTCACCAAGGAAGAACGACAGTACACGATACCCAAGTACCCGTTCCCTTATTTCCGTGGACGCAACGGTGGCATCTACCGCAAGGTTAAAAGCAAAGAAGACGATACCGAGATTGATGAACTTATTTATCCGTATGACTTGTATGTAGTCAAACGCATCATTGATCCCGATTTGGGAGATGCCTTGTTACTAAGGTTCCACACCCCCAAAGATGGCGTAAGGGACATCATTCTTCCCAATACCTCCACGGTATCCAGAGACAAGTTTATGGGGGTCGTGGCGTTTAACGGGATCGTGGTGCTTGGCAAGAAGCAGGAAACGTTGATGAACTACATAGAGACTTGGAACTACCAGTTGATGAACGAGAAGGCGGAAAAGGCGCATCGCCAGTTTGGTTGGACAGACGGTGAGTCGTCCATGATTATTGGGGAACGCGAGATCAAAGCCACGGAAGTGGTATACAGCCCGCCCTCTGCGCCGACTCTGCCCAATGTACCGTTTTTCCAAACGAAGGGCGACTTCCATACGTGGAAAAACATCATCAACCACTATGCCACTCCCGGTCTGGAATACCGTGCATTTGCTTTCTTCTTGGGGTTTGGCGTACCGCTGATGCGGTTTACTGGACTGGAAGGTTTCCTCGTCAACCTGTTTAGTCGGGATTCTGGTTCGGGTAAGACCACGATTCTGCATGCCATCAACAGCATCTACGGGCGTCCAAAGGAACTGACCCTTGCTCCCAAGGACACGTACAACTCACGTATGAACCGACTTGGCGTTATGCAAAGTCTTGCCGTGACGATGGACGAGATTACTAACATGGACCCCGAGCAAATGTCGCAACAGATTTACGACGTTACGTCTGGGCGCGGCAAAAACAGAATGAAGCAGCATGAGAATAGCGAACGTGTAAATACCACGCAGTTTCAGACTGGCGTTATCTCGTCATCTAATAGATCTGTTATGGACATACTGCTATCCCTAAAGGGGTTTCCAGATGGTGAATTAAAACGAGTCCTTGAGATTCCGGTAGAACCTGAACCAAATGCAGATGCCATATGGTCGCGTACTCACTTTGAGCGGCTGAAGGATAACTACGGACATGCTATTGAACCCTACGCTCAAGGCGTTATTTCTCAACTTCCAGTCGTTAGAAACCTTGTCGAAAAGATTCGTGACAAGGTAGACATTCAGGCGAGCACTCGGTCAACCGAACGATATTGGAGTTTGATCGTAGCCTTGTCAGTAACGGGGGGCATGATTGCTAAAAAACTCGGGCTGCATGACATCCCCGTTCAACCAGTATTTGATTACGGTATTCAGTTAATTAAGGACAGCCGTACCAAAGGCAAGTCCTATATGTTTGATGCCGATGAGTTCCTCAGTTTGTTCATGAAGAACAAATACCACGAAGTTCTGATCATCAACGGCAAGCAGGACAAGCGTACTGGACTGGAGCAAGGCCCGATTCGGGAACCCCGCAACGCGCTTAGCATGCGGTATGAGCCTGACACCAAGATGTTGTATGTATCAGCCAGTTCTTACCGGAACGAATGCAACCGACTAAGCATGAATTTTGACGAGACGCTGAAGCCTTACATCAAGGCCAAGGCGCTGGTTGTTCATCCCAATAACGAAGTCATCCGCGTCAAGCGCATGTTCGTGGGCACCGCTGCTCACAATACGGCAGGTACCCGGTGCCTCTGGTTTGATACAACCAAGTTGGGCTTCTTCAACGAAGAATTTTTAATGGACGACGATGCGGATATTCAATCTGCCAGTACTGGTGGAATGGAATAAGTTCCAGCCGGGTACGTCCTTCTTCATACCGTGCATCAACCGCAAACGGATGGAGAGATGGGTGTTATCTGAAGCTCGCCGTATGAAACTAAACGTGTTGTGTAAACATGTTATAGAGAAAGGGGTATACGGTTTGCGTGTTTGGAGGATACCGCCTAGAATGGATTCGCACTCTAGTTCTCCTTGAGCGGAGACCTTTTACCCCCGGTTCGCCGGGGGGATTTTTACTCCAGTTCTTTTTCAACCCCTAGTTCGCCATAGATCTTGCGAGCAAGTCTGGGGTTTACGTTTACGCCGTTTACTGACTGCATCAGGCTCTTCTTACGGCGTTCAATCGCGTTAATAAGGGTATCGGCAGTGATTGGATACTGCGGGTTCCTGCGGCTAAATTCCAAAGCCTCTTGCTTGGCTTCATTAAAGCCTTCCATATCCCCACTTATCCGCGCTATAGCCGCACGAGTAATGATGGAGTTACGCTTTTCAAGGATTTTGCTTTCAGCGCGTTTGACAGCCCCTGCAATATCTCCAGCTTCTGCAACTTCGCTTGGACGGAAACCGAACACTTGCATGAACACGTTGTAGGCGCTGATATCTTCAACCAGCGGTTTGCCACTGGCGGTTATGGCTCCTTCTTCTGCATACCGCAAAGCTTTTACGGTATTACCCATAAAGCGCGGAGCTAGCTGCTCAAACGCTCGGTTGTATTGTTCGTTCTGCATGTACTCAAACGCCCGTGGGACGCCTACTGCATACGAGTACGCAGGTCCAAGCATCTGCTCCATGGCATAGGTAACAGGACCGACTTCGGCCATGCGCTTTGGATCTTCACGCCAGAACATGCCAGTCCAACCTGTACGACTCGCAATGTCTACGCCCAACAAATAATTGACTGGGCCTTTATACGCAAACAACCCTATGGCTTCGCGCATAGCAAAGTCAGGATTAAACGGCTCGTCGTCATCGCCAAAGATCCCGTTGAGCGCCGTGGCAAGAAGCGTAGCAGCCCCAACCATCGGCATACCTTGCGCGCCAGCCGTAATAAACGCCGTGCCAAAGTACCCAAGAAGTTCTTTGCGCGCAGCCTCACGCACAGCAGGATCTGGCTCAATATCCCGTGCTTCGCGCATTGCACTAACGAGCAGGTTGACGCGAGTAATAGCAAATCGTTTGAACGTCAAAGCAGTGCGGGCAAGTTGATTGCCCATAATGGGCGGACCTGCTTTGGGGAACGACGACCCATATACGTCGTAGACTGCGCGTTGGGCTTGTTCAAAAGCCTTTTCGTCAAACGTGCCTTCGGGGGTTTTCTTGGCAAGATCGTAGGCTGCAGCCAACGTAACCTGTCGGTTGAAGGTATCTGACTTGGCAAATGCCCAGTTGGTCAGGCGCTCGACACGTCCCTTCATCTCCAGATACTTGGACCCCCTGTCCTTGAATTCAGCCAAGTCCCGCAACTGCTGCTCACGGAGCACACCAGAGTTCAGCCCCTGTTCAATCAGCATCTGCATCTCAGGAGATTTTTGCTTGCTAAAGAACGTTGAGGTGGCTTTGCTGATGGAGTTGAACGCCTTACCAAATCCGTATTTGCCGCCCAACCGACTCCACGTAACCGTTGGAATATCAAGCGTGTTGACGATAGCTGTTGAGATGTTGGCACCCAGATACATCTGATAACTGAAGTACCCCACTTTGGCAGCGAGGTTATTCATGTTCGGGTTACGAATGTACTCAAGCTGCTTGTCGGCAATCGAAAGCAAATCCCCAGCTAAGACCGAGTCAAGGCGATTCTGATCAACCGCAGACATCAAATCTGCTTTCAAATCTTCATTGTGCGCGCTGAACTTGGGCATGTACTCCATATTGACGAGCCTACGCGAGTAGCTGTCTGCCACGTTTGCGTAAGCCTCAAGCACGTTGCTGGAGAAGCCCGCCGTTCCTTCGCGGCGGCGTGATAGTTGAAGAACAGAGTTAGAGGGGAGGTAGTCCAAATACGTATCAACAATAGAACGAACTACGTCTCTGTCTACGCCCGCCTTAGTCAACGTGCCAACAACTTCACCAAAGAACCCAGCGGACGGAAGCGTGTCTGCTTCTTTTGTACCAAGCGTGGATTCACTAAAGTCTTTGGCACCGCTACGCTGTGCTTCTAACCGAGCAAGTTTGCGCTGGTTTGGATTTTCAAATTGGCGGGCTACGTATTCGCCACCTTTGTCCGTGTAGGTAAGTTTGTAATTGCCTTTGCGGAACAATGGCAGGTATACAGGCACTCGACGCTTGTTAAATTCATTCAGCATCTTCTGCCATTCGTTTGGCGTCATGTACTGCTGAAGCAGCTTCTCCATCTGCAGGGAGTAGTCCAAATAAGACAGACGGAGTTCTTTATATAACTGCTGTACTTCCGGCTTCAAGTTTGAGAATTGCCGATACACCGGACTGTCTTTCTTGGCAACCCAATTAATGTTTTTGCTTGGATCAACCAAATCCAAAACTTCAACTTGATCAACGGTCGTGTCCATGAAGATCTTATAGATGCGATCCCGTTCAGCATCGCTGTACGGTTCCATGATCTTCTGCCATTTCTGGAAGTTGTTCTCAATCTTCTCCTGCTGCTTACGCAGAACAACACCTTCACGGTTTACATCCGTCCACCAGTTGCCGAGCGCCTTCGTGTACTTGCCATACATCCGGTCAAGCTCGTGCAGATTCAGCATGCTGTACAAGCCTTGGCGCATTGAAGACGGCATCTTGGACGCAGCGTCTACGGCGTTGCTGTACGTGTCTTTGGCTACTGCAGGCAGGCTACTGGGAATCTTGCCGATGGAATTGACGAAGCGGCGATCATTGTCTCGCTGCTCAGTTGGGGTCATGGAATAACGTGCTGCGTCGTCAAATGGAGTTCCTGCTACCGGACTCTTTGCGCTTTTCCAAGCCTCTGCTGATCCCGGCCCCATGGCATCAAGGAAGTCTTTGACAGACTTGGCAGGTACGAAGCGATTACCAGTAAGTTTGGCAACAAACTCGCGTAGTTTTTTAGCCAGATCGGAGAAGAACTTTTCAACAATGCCAACAGGCTTTTCGCTAGTGGTCGCCCATTTAGAAGTGTTGTCTGCAAACCATTCTCCAAACGAACGCCAGTAACTATTTTCTGCAGCCAGTTTGGTTTCGGGAGTTTTGCCTTCAGCTTGTGCTTCTGCTGTTTCTCGATTACGCAGTGCACGGATAAGGTCAGACCCCTTCTTGCCTTGGGTTTCTTTCAACCACGCTTCGTATTCCGCACGGATGGCAGCTTTTGTTTCAGCCGGTGCGTTGTTGTATGCAACCTGTTCAATTAAATGTCCAAGCTCGTGAGCAATAACTTCAACCGTACGACCTTCAGACATACCGGGCTTAACGGATATGTAAAAGTCTTTTAGGTCAGCACCGTATGGACGCAACGAACCATCTTCACGGAAATCAAGTCCAGCAGAAAGCGCGGAAGAGTAAGTTCCGTACAGTTTGTATTTGTCTTTGTTGCCCCGAACGTCTTCCGGATGGAACAGGAATACGCGAATATCCCCCAATCCCATGGACTTTGTGAGGCTACGCAAGAAGTTGGCGTAATTTGGATTGACGGTTTCAGAAGCAACCACATTGGAAGTAGCCCCAGCAAATGGGCCTTCTGGATTTGCTTCAAACTTAGCCTTATCTTCAGCAACAATTTTATTCTTGGCTTCGATAAGCCGCTGCTTTTGTTCTGGCGAAAACAAACTGCCGATAAAGTTTTCGATATCTACGCGAGTACGGCTACCGGTTTTACGGTCAACGGCCATGTAGACATTTTGGCCAGACAGTCTGCTAGATCCGCGCACTAAGGCAGTATCAGGGTCTGAATAAACGACTTCGCCGCCTACATCTGGTTCAAACTTGGTAGCCCATTCCGGATGCACTTTGGGTGCAGGGGCAGCAGGAACAGCTTTCTCTTCAGCCTGACGTAGGAACGCATCGGCGGCGTCTTCAGCCTCCCGATCTATACCGGCCAACGGAATACCACGTTCTTTCTTTACGCTTGGAGGAGCCTTAGATCCGCCAGTTCTTTTATAAAAGGCAGCAATCTCTTCGTCAGTAGCATTCTCGCTAAGACCAACCGTAGGCTCTTGCTTGACGGGTGCTGGAGTAGGCTTAGCAACAGTAGGTGCAGGTTTAGCACGAGCAGTAAGTTTGTTAATTACAAGCCCAAAGTTAGGAACAGGCTTTTTTAGTTCCTGAATAATGTTGTTGTAAGTAGCCTCACTAATGGCATTCTTCTCAAAAGCATCAATTGCTTGAGTCCGCAGAGCCGTTCTGCGATTAGATACTTGTTGAATTGCATCACGAGCAACACGTTGTTGAGTAGCACGACGTTCTTCGTCTACCTGCCGCCCAAGCATCAGCACCTGCTCACGCAGGGTCATTGGCGGCTTTTCTGTTAGTGCAGGCTCACCCGCTCCTTCTCCAACATCAGATCGTGTAGGAGTCTCGCCAGTAGCAACCACTCCCGGCTCTCCAGTTGGAGTAACTGTGGGTTCTTCGGTTCCTGATGGTTGTACAGGCACAGCAGCCCTTCTTCCAAGGCGCGCAGATCCAATTCGTTTACGAGGCGTGCGTACACTTTCCGCTCCTGCGGGAGTCAACTCCCATTCATTTGCCTTCTTGTTGAACGCAATTGCTTTCTCTTTCTTGAGGTCGCCAAGCGTCCTTAACAACTCCATCGGACGCAATTCAGTCGCAAACTGAAGGTTGGGAATGTTCTTCTTGTCTTCCGTAATTGCCATCGCCCGCAACACACGGTCACGGGGGGTAAGCCGAGCCATCGGAATACCGGGCAGATCAAGCGAAAACTGCTCTTCAGGAACTTCTACCGTAGGCACTTCAACCGTAGGCTCTTGCCGTGTGAAGGGCACAGTTGGACCCGGCGGTATGGGTTCTTGTGCAAACAAGTCTCCCTGTCCTTCGAACGGAGCAGGCTGCATAAGCGGCAACTGCTGCTGCGCCTCAAACTCAAACCGCTCTTGATCCGGTGATACTTGTGAAGTTATGTCAGGAACAAACTGGTTGGGTTTGAGATTGCCCTTGCGGTCCAGCTTCAAGCCAAGGTCTTTGGCTTCTTCTTTATACGCACGACTGCGCGGCGCTAGCCCAGCAAGAGCATCTTCTGCCGGACGGTACATTCCCGGTATCGCTTCACCCGGCTCACTAGGAGCAAGCAGATCTAACTGTGCGTATCCACCAGCAAGCGGCAGACCTATCTGGTCTTCTTCGCCAAGCGGACGGCGACGAGCCTCATCTCTAGCGCGCAGGGCAGCGTCGTACTGGGCAAGATACTCAAGGTCATCCTTGCTGGCTTCCTCGCGTTCTTGATTCTCAATGGCTTGCTTTAGCCGCTCATCCTGCGTGGCAAGGAACCGCAATTCTCTAGCCCGTCGCTCTGTAGCCTCACGTGGGCTGACTTCTTCAGCAGGTGCTGCAGGTGCGGCTTCCCTTGTCGGTGACGCTGCTTCTGCTGCCGCAGGTGCTTCAGGTTCAGTAACAGCCGGTTCTTTTTCAACCCTTTCAGGTGGCGGCTCAATGCCGCGCAGACGACGACCAAGTGCAAGTTCTGAAATAGCACCAATCACGGCACCCGCACCGCCACCCAATTGAGCAGCTTCGCCCACCCCGCCAAATACGGCTTCTTCGGGCTTGTATACGCCCTTGGCAATGAGGTTCTGGAGGACTTGGCTGCTGGCTTCTTGCAGGGCTTCTTCGCCACCTGCTTGGGCTACACGCCGAAGGGCTGGAACAAACCCAGCGACTTCCCTTACCGCGTCGTCTCCAAAGCCAAAACGACGAAGGATACGGATTGGCGCTAATGCTTCAAAAGCACCGGGGATGGTACCAAGCGCGGTTGATACGCCACGTTCGCCTTCTGTAGTGCCTTCCTGTTCGGCTCTTTGACGGGCCTCACCTGCACCAGCAGATACACCCAGCCCAGTTGCTGCAACGCGCCCAGCCGCACCCAGTGCGCCAAGCGGAAGGAACGGAATGGTTGAGCCTACCGCCTCACTTAATTTACGAACCGTTGTATCTTCATACCCCGGCGCTGGGGCAAATTTCTCACGCACCCCTGCTGCAAATTCTTCAACAGGTCTACGCACCGCCTGTTCCGCTTCTTCAGGTAGCAGTGCCGCAGCACCCGTAATTGCAGTCTCGCCCAGCCCAACAAGACCCGGCACCAGCCCCTTCAGGGCTTCCTTGGCGTAACCACCGATGGTGCGTTCTTTTTTGGGTTCAACGTACCCGGCTTGTTCTCGGATGTACTTAGCAAGAACCTTAGCGGACTCAACATCGCCCGCAGCATCGGCTCTTTCCAAAGCCCGATAAACATCTTCCATCGTGGCCATTAGAAAGCCTACCTGACGTATTTATTAACGATGCCTAAAATATTTGACGGAATAGGCGATTGAGGCGCGATTGCTGCGGGAACTCTTGCTCCTCCTGCGGACATTAGATTTGCTCTAGCTTCAGTTACACGAGCCTCGGCAATAGCAATCTCTTCAGGGGTGCCTATAGTGCGAGCCACTTTGAGTTCATCTGCGGCGTCATCGAGGGCAGCTTTGTACACTTCCACGTTCAAGCCACGCTCTCTAAGCCCGCGTTCTTCTTTACGCTCGGCACCGCGCTCTCCACGCTCCAACCTGCGTTCTTCAAGCTCCATGCCCGCAATCTGCATTTTCTGAGCAAGTTCAGCACGATTAAGTTTAAGTTGCTCAGACCGGGCAGTAAGGTCCGAAATGTTGTCTGCACGCTTCTCTTCAAATGCACGTTGAGCAACACGCTCGCCACGTGCCACCTCGTCTTGATACCGACGAAGCGAAGCCATTTCTTTATTAAGCTCGCGCTCGGTTTGCTTCAATTCTTTCTGAGTAGCGTTGTACTGCTGCAGACCACCAATGGCCCCTTCAGCCAAAGCTCCAAGTCCAGTCGTACGTTGCCGCCCAGCACGGGCAGATGCTGCAGCCCATTCAAACCCAGCTTTTGCAAGAGCCATACGAAGAGAATCTTGTTTGTCTTTATCTAATCCGCTAATTGCTTTTTCAATACGTTTCTTCTCTTCGCCTGAAAACGTATCTGGGATTGACTCAAACTTACGCCCACGTTGCTCTGTAATTAATTTAGCGAACGGATCTGTAGCCCCACCTGCCGAGGCAGCCCCTTGTCTTCCAGTAGTCAAAGCAGGCGCTCTGGGGACATCTTGGCGAACATCTTGTCTGGCACGACCAATAGCCGTGTCAAACGCGCTACCTGCCGCAGCACTACTTGAGTACGGGCTTGTTGCTCCCATAGGAGGAACCGCGCTTTGTGCTTCTGCAGCCTGAGCAGGGGAAGCATTAATTCTTTCTGCAATTGCTGAACTGGCTTGGGCAAATCTTTCCGGAGTATCTGGAGACAGTCTACGCACCATAACCCCAGAAGATGGAACTTCTTTTAACCCACCAATTCCTGCTAACGAAGCGTCACTACGCCGAACCTTTCCTTGTTCGTCATACATGTAGGCAGGAAATTTACGCGAATCAAATTTAAACGCTCCGCCTGTTGGAATGCCTTGCTTAACCAATTCAGCATAACGGCTCAAGTATTCTTGAGGAGCAACATAACCCGTGCGGCGCAAAAACTCATCATAAGCAGCTTTTGCTATATCCCGATTTTCATCGTTTGCCAAAGTACGAAGTTGTTCAGTAGACATCTTGGTGAAATCAATTTCTTCACCAAATCCACCACCTTGGAAAGCAACGATGCCACCGCTCGCAAACTGCGGGTATTCCATCAAACCAGCGTCGATACCGCCAAGCCCACGACTCATGGGATCTTGCATCTCTGGGTTGTAACTTGTAGGGCCACCGTACCCAAGCGAGCCACCGCGCCCGCCTCGCTGCTGCATCTGTTGCTGCTGATCTATCATGTTCAACTGATCTTTAATTGTCGGCGGTGTTTGTGGCGGCTGAACCTGTTGCTGCTTCAGTCGCTGAAACTGATTCATCATCGCGTACAAGTCTGCAAGAGGCGCAACACCTTGTGTCGCCATGCTTTTCACATATTGCACTGCTTGTTCAGGTGGCATCCCTTTGGCAATAGCCTGCTGAAGCGAGGACATCATTGCACGACCCGTGCCGCTGACTGGACCGATCATGATGATTTACTACCTCCAAGCCCACCAAACAGACTGCCTAGCCCCAATCCTACGCCAGCAATCTGCCCAAACAAACTACCCGGCTGTTGATACAAAGTTTGCGTTTGGCCGGTAGCCGGGATACCCCGCAAGATACCCATACCAAACTCAGCCTGCTTGTACGGAAATTGCTGTTTGTTGATGAACTCTTGCAACTGCTGATTAAGCAACTGCTGTTCCAAAGCTTGCATCTGACCGCCAGCACCAAGTTGAGCACTAGTAATGCCCATACCCTGTTGGTATTCCTGCATACCAAGCCCGCCCAATGCCCCCGCCGCAGCCAATTGCTGTTGCAGACCCTGCAGCCCAAGCCCAGCGCCAAACTGCCGAGAGGACTCTGCCAACTGCTGCCCAGCTAGTCCGTACTGAGCACGAAGTTGAGCATCTTGAGCAGCCTGTTGTGCAGCCTGCTGATACGCCTGCTGAAGTCCCGTGGCCTGAATACCCTGCAACTGCCCTTGCAGATTACGCTGTGCCTCAGATTCCATCAGGGCTTGGCGCGTACCGCCCAACGCCCCGGCACGAGCAGAAGTAGCACGAAGCCCCGGAATCTGACGAGCATAGTCCTGAACCGCTTGGCGCTTTTGCTGCTCAACAACGCCCTGCATATAAGGCGACATATACGGTTCTAGCCCACCTTCTCGTAAAAAAGGCGAACGGTAATACTGTTTACGGCGCAGGGGGCTGTATTGGCTTAGTTCACCTGCCCGCATTCCAGCCAAAGAAGCAAGCCCTGAAGCAGCCCCAATTTGCGGGGCCACTTGCATACCTGCCGTGGCTTCAATCGCTTGTTGCTGGAGGGGGTTAAACGCCGCGACAGTCTGTCCACGGTATGGCTCGTAGCCTTGACCGATCAAACCGGGAATAAATGTTCCGCTTGTTGGGTCTACCCCACCAAACACGTTTCCTAGCAGTTGCTGAGCATACGGCTCGGCAAACTTCGGAATGGTTGAACTAATCTGGGTTTGTTCTACAGGTTCTGCAGTAGCCATGTTCGCTCCCGATCAAGCAGGTAAATAACGATCAGTTTTTACAGCGGGGGCTTGCCGTGATCTGCCCGTCCGCGCCTGTCGTATCTGCGCCATCATTTTATGAAGTTTCTTCGCTCCCGCATTCGTGGAGCCATTACCGAGATGCGATACCACATCAGCAGGGATGACAAACTCGCCATCTGCCAGTGCAGCACGTTGTACTCCCTTACCGCGAATAACGGCAGGGATATCGTCAGACATACCATCGCCTTGACCGCGCAGTAGTTTACCCCCTGCACGATATTCAGACATCGGTGGCATACCGCCACCTGCAAAGCCGAAATTGTAGTCGTCGCCTATCGCGCCACCCATCGCAAATCTGTATTGATCAGATTCCGGACGATACATAAGGCGCTCTCCAGCATACGGATTATATGCTTCATAAAGAGCACTAGACTCGCCTGTTGGTTGAATAGACTCCACTGATAACGGAACAGATTCGTCAGTCGGCATGATGGATTCATATCTTTCTGGTCTTTCTGGAGGGGCTTCCGGAATTAACCCAGCGTCAACGCCTGAAAAATCAGGCACCGGCATGATGCTTTCGCGTTCAGGAATCAGCGCCACATCGCTAGACCCACCACCTCCCGGTCCTGCTACCGGCATGATGCCTTCACGCTCTACCTCACGTGCAGCAAACGGAGTATCTGTGGCAAAAATGTCCCTCGGTCGTCCTTGGAACCCTGCAGGCATCTGCCCATACATTTGCACAACAGGCGGCGGCATCCCTGCATACACAGGTCTCTCGCTTACCATCTTGTATTTGCTGTCACCCTTAACTTGCGAATTGCTGATCGGCGCACCAGCCATAAAGTTGTGAATCAGATCCGTCATCATGAAGTCTTGAATGCGCTTAGCATCGGCATTCTGCGGGCCTGATCCCATGCTGTTCAGCCATGGCTCCACAACTTCTTTGTACATCGTTGTTGGGTCAACATCCTTATTGACCTTGCCGCTCTTGACTGCATTGTTGATGACTTGCGTCATGTCGTACACAAAATCTTCGTTGCCCGTACGACCGTATGCCTGCTGCCCCGCGAAGTCGTTCTTGTTGGTACGGTAAAAATTGATAAAGCCTTGAGCAAGTTCTTCAGGCGGTGCCTGACCAAACCCACGGCCTTGATCCACCGCGTTCCAATAATTACGCAAGGCTACGTCACCAAACTCCTTGGTATTGACGAGTGATGCACCGATAGCTGCAACGGCTGCTGCGGCAAGGCCTATCGGGCCCAATGATGCAAGACCGCTATATCCCGCCAATGACGCCGCACCCATCCCGGCACCAAGTCCGCCCAAAGCAGCACGGGCTTCATTACCTGACTCAATGCCCTTAAATGCTTCATAAGCACCAAGTGCTGTCTGAAGACCGGGAATAATTTTGCCTTGCAGACCGCTAAGCCCGGCTTCAGACCCTGCAGCGGCGGTTCCAGAAGTACCTGCAGCGGTACCAGCACCGGCCCCGGCAGCACCAGCCGCACCGGACGCAGCAGCGGCAGCACTCGGTGCTGCACTAAACCCAATTAAGTTACCCAAAGCGTCGTATATTGGAAGTTCAATACCAACAGAAGCCACTCTGCCTAGTCCAGCAAGCCCTGCTAACCCGCTTCCTAACGTAGAAGCTCCAGACAAATAACTACTTAAAGGTCGAGAAAAATCTCCAACGCGGGTTTTTGCTTGAAGGTCAGCATCAAGTTGCCGTGCCGTGTCGTCATTAATAACGATGTCTTCCCCTTCATAAGATACGGGGGTAACTGTGGTTGCTGTAGCAGGCAAATTTGAAACATTGGCAAAAGGACTAATTGCGCTAAGTGCACCAAGTGCTCCAGTCGTATACGGAACAGCCGATGTTGCAGAAGGACGAGGTTGCTGCGTAACAGTTGGGTCTTCCCGAACAACCATCTCCTCGCCTTCATAGGAGACAGGTTCAATCGTTGTCCTAGTTGGAGGAAGCGCGGTTTGCGGGGTTACAAAAGTAGGCAGCGTCAATGCGGCAATCGTGGGGTCAAGCGCAAAGTCTTGGGCAAACTTTTGATCTGCCATCGCTTGCTGTTGCTGCTGCGTTGGCTGCGGTTCTTCTTTCGTACCAAATTTATCTCTTAGATAATCAACACCCGCGCCGATTCCTTTGTTGAGCAGATAACTACCCGCAATAGACCCAGCAAGTGCACCAAGCCCATCACCAGCAGGAGTCCCACCGCCATCAACTCCAGCACCGCCCGTGCCGGGAATAAACGGATATCCGCCCCCTAGTACACCCGTACCACCACCCATACCCCCAGCACCTTGGGCACCATACGGAGAACGAGCGCGACGGTTCAGTTCTTCAATATACGCACGAGTTGCCAGTACATTTGGATCATTTGTGGGCATTGCATACGGCGAAATAGTGATCGGAGTAAATGTCTCCGGACCTCCCGGCACGATACCGCCTTCTGCAAACCGCTCCTCGCCTGTGTACGGATCAATTTTTGGTTCGTACCCACCTACAACTTCACGCGGCTGCGGGGAATTAGACTGGTAATTCGCCTGCATTACTGTTGAAAGCGGGTAATTTTGATTGGGGAACGGGTAAGGAGCAGTCTTATGAGGGAACGACCACCTCGGGTTCATGTTCTCGTCAAGTAACTGAACCGCTCCACCCTGTGCAAATCCACGAGGGCGCGGTGCCAACTGGAACGGGTTATACGGCACAAGCCCTTGCGGAGTACGCTTGTAATACTGCCCCGGCAACTGATAAGGCTGATCTCGCCCAGTGCCATATTGCGGGTTAAACCCACCCGGTATGTAAACAATATCTTCGCCCGCCCCACTGCCAACCTGAAGGGGCTTTTGTTCTGGCGTAAGGGCATTTGCTACGCCCGTAAATACCGCTGTCCGGCTAAGCGGATTCCCCAACGCGCTCATGAACGCAGTACGGCCTTCGGGCTTCATCAAAGCAGAAATACCGCCCATGTACGAAGGAGTCGGCGGGGGAGGGGTGTAGGGCGTATAGTCAACCGGCTTGATGGCAATACCACTTAAAGCCGAAGGTGCGGCCTTTGGAGAAAATATCCCGCCAACATCGGATAGCCGGGTTGCTTCAGCAGTAGCACCCACCGTTCCACGAGCCGCTTCAGCGGCTTCCCCTGCTTTAGCCGCCGCAGCCACAGGAGAGGCTTGGGGGGTTTCCACTTCAGCGGGTGCCCCTGCAACAGATGCAGCCTTCAACCCTTCGCCAATCTTGGCCCCGCTATAGGCACCCAGACCCGCCATGAGGCCTTTCTTCAGGTCGCCTTCAATAAGCCCTGTAGCGCCACCTACAATGAGCGCAGTGCCCAACGCCTGACTGCCAAAACCGATTGTTTTAGCAAACTCTTCAACACCGGGAATACCCGGCAGCACAGCGCCTGCAATCATCGGCAGGATCTTTTTCAAGAACGAAAACTGTGGTTGCCCTGTTATCGGGTCATACAGGTCTTCTTGCCGCGCTCCGTAGGACATCGCAAGCTGTTGAAGTCCCGCCACTTCACGAGGGGTCATCCGGACATTCATAACGTCCGAGTCGGCGTACGGAGAAGCGGTCAAAGCCGCCAAACCCATCGGATACTGGTTCATACCAACCTCACAGATTCACCGCCGAGACCCATGTTACCGTGATGATAACCGAAGGGATTTCGGGAATATTGCCTGTTGCAGCCTCGGCCAACAAGACCGTGCCGGTGCTTGGGGACTGCCAAACAATCTCAAAATAGTCGTTAGCCGCGAGGGTCAAGACCCAGTTCCAAGCCGCGACTTTCTCATCATTGGGGCCAGCAATCACAACCTTGGTAGCCGAGTTCGGGACGTTAATACCGTTGATCCGAATCCAGATATAGATCGTGGTATTACCGCCGCCCACATGGTCAAGCTGGGCTGAAAATTGTATGTTGTATACACCCGTCTGCGTGACGTAGACCCGAGTTGTTTCTTTTTTGACGGCATACACGGTATCTTCATCGTAAACACTATTAACCTGCATCAGATTAACGGCATCAGCGACTGGATTAGTCTGCGTTGTGGTGTCGTAGAACGAACCGTGCGGCACCGGGGCATTGACCTTGTTGGTCAACTGCGTAAAAAACAAACGCAGTATGCTTAAGAATTGGTTCTGATACCGCTGATCGTACGCGGTCGGCCCCACAGGTAGGTTTGGCGCTGCGACGTTATTGTTAGCCATTATCTACGGCCATCAGGTCGAACGTCGATTCTCATCATGCCCATCTGCCATGCTACGCCAAGTTCGGTGGAGTCAATCCGAAACGCCATTTGACGACCGCGCACTCGCGTGTAGACCTGACCCGTGTACTGCTCAACCGGGATTACTGCTGTACGGGTAACGCTCGGCTCATCGGCAGGGGTGTAATTAGAGCCTGAGTTTTGCCGCGCTTTGACCGTCAACATGACAGACGGATTCGTAGCCGTAGATCCTGCAAAGGTCAGGTCAGGGATGATGCGCCAAACGTAGCCAAAAGTTTGACCATCCTGAATATCAAAATCTGATGACTCAATGTAAGCCTCAATCGGCTCTGGTGTGCCCGTAGAATTATCGTTAACACCAAACTCATGCAGCAACACTTGGTTGGGAGCAATCATCGACACTTGCGTATCAATCGTATGCGAGGCCGCTACTGTGCCATCTACACCACGAACGCATCCGGTCAAAGAAGTAGCTGTGCTTGTCGTGTAACTAATCTTCTCAGAGTCGATCTGGACGATCCCTGACTCTGGATAGGACGCGGCATTGAGCATCGGGATAACTGTGACCGTGCTATCGATAGCTTGGCTCAAATAGCTTGTCTGCACCCCAAACGCCGCGAGTGGATACTGACGAAGTGAATGCTCAGCCCACGCCGAACGATTCAAAGTTCCGTAGTACCAAATACGCTCAAGATAGTTATAGATGACGTAGCTGTCGTTGGTGTCACTTCCCGCAGAAGGATAGAACCACCAGATTTCGCTGTAGGCTTCGTTGTGCCCGCACGCAATTTGCGCGGATTGATCTTGATTGATGTTACCAAAGACGTACTGACGCAGGGTGCAAGGCAGCGTTTCTACGCGACCGCTGTAGGCATAGAACTTATCGCGGCCCATCCAATACGTGACGTTGTTGACCGTACGCAGCGCATTCTGCGAAATGATGGAGATGTCTTGGTCAAGCAGCGTAAAGCCCCACACAAACGGAGGCCCAAGGTACTGCATGGAGTAAATGGCCGTGTCAGTCCAGACCAACAACTCTTGGCGTGAATTATCTGCCGCAACAATGTATGAGCCATGCGATATGCGCTGCTCACCAGATTGGTTCGTCGTCTCAGGCACCCACTCCCACGGCGCATCAGCATCGGACCAACGCACAAGAAGCGGATCAAACGTCGTCGTGAAACTTGTCGGATCATAGGGCGTAGACCCCATCGTGATCGTAAAATTATTTACTGACGAGTCAATGATGACGTTGGTCTCAGTCGGCACATGACGCCCTGCGTAGCTAAAATTCGCAGTGATCGTGGCTGATGAAGTCGTAGCTGCAGAAATTGGTACCGTTAAACCACCAGCCCAACTTGTCAAAACATACGCGCCAGAGGGGATGCCCGTACCAGAAACCACAGATCCTGTATTGATACCAGTTGCATCAGAGACAGTAAGGGTTGTTGCGCCCGATGCAAACGTAGCCGTTGTAGTGAATTTAGTAATCGTGTTTGCGTAGGTCGATAGCAACGTAGCCCGCGCCCACGTGGACGTATCTTTTGTCCAGTAATAAATATCCCCCGCACGTTCTGCAAAAATTAAATCGTTGCCGTAATTAAAACCTGACCATAGTCGAAGCGGCGTACCGGCAGGGATGTTTGATCCCCAACCACCTGAACCCCACGGAGGTCCACCCCAACCGACTTGGGTGGTGTAGACCGCGTTACCTGCATTGATATCGTAAGTCGAAATTACGTGCGAACCGCCACCTGTCACAGTAGATAAGCAGATTGAGGGAGCAAAGATGGTAAACGTATCGGAACTAGGTACCGAGATAACTTCGTAAGCCCCGCTAATCACAATCGTCTGCGACGAAGTAACCGTGAGCGTAGAAGCGCCAGAAAAACTGACATACGTACCAATCGACGTACCATGCGCCGTGGCGTTAACTGAAATAGAACGTGAGTTAATCGTCGTGGTGAAGGGGTTAAGCGTGAGGCTCGTGCTGCCTGAGACCGGCGTGATGTCGTTGTAGTCACCACCCGATTCCACATAGACCTTCTGGTTGGTGCCTGTGAAAAGCAGGTTCAATCCGTCAGTCGTGATGTAATTCCAGAGAAACCGTGCAACGCCTACATAAGTGCTGCCAGTATCTGAAGCATTAGTCCAGCCACCAATCTTCTCGGCGTAGCCTGAACGGAACCTAACTTTGTCAGAAGCGTAGAAGCCGCCCTCGTTGGCATACGAAGTGGACTCACGATTAACGCCGGGTCGCAGTTCCAGTTTTTGCAGTGGCATCAGGCAACTCCCGACAGATACAGCGCACGTTCATCTTTACGACGTTTAACTAAACCCGGCAGCACACGGCCACCCGCCTTGGTCCACTTTAAGAACTCATCCGCTGCGTCTTCGTAATCACCCCGGTTGGTCTTCATTCGCAGCGTAGAGCGTTGCAGATTGCCTAGCCCGACATTAAACGAAAAAGATACGAGGCTATCGAAGACTCCTTGACGATCAGTAGCAGCAGGGCAAAGTCGAAGAACGCCACGCTCAAACCTGCCAAGGTCTTTAGCCAAAATAGCGTCCACCTCTCCCATACTGAGGACGCGATCCCAGCCTTGGGGTATCGGTAGATTCTTGCGATCCTCATACTTCACCGTCGCATGAGCCGGGTCTATGACATGACCCACACCGACCGTCCACAAAAGCGCCGGACAGCGGTAAGGTTTAGTCCTCACCCCTTCGTGGTGCTTGATCATCTGGATGGCGGCAGGGCTGACTTTCACTTCTTGGCAAACGCCTGTGTCCCGAACCAAAACGCAATAATTGATGACAGGATCAACATCTCGTCATCCGAGAAGACGTTATCCATCGCGACCGCAAACGGGATGCCCGTGGTGTAGGCGTACCAGACTCCGGCGATATTCAGCGCCACGAGTTCCAACACAAAGATATACGTCACCACCGGACGCACACTGGCACGAAGGTTAATCATCCACTGACTCGCGCCTTTGCCGATCTCGATATCGTGCTGGTAGAGAGCCTGTCGTTCCTCACCCGCAGTCTGGGTCTGGATCTGATCCAGTTTGATTTCCTCTACCCGTGCCTGCGCTATGAAGCCACGTTCAGCCAAGGCCAATTCGCGTTCTTTCTGAGCCGCAACGAGAGCCAGTTCGTGCTTCTTATCCTGCCGGTCTTGGAAAATGGACAAGATCTTAGGCAAGCCACCCGCAAGGAACGAGAGGAACGTCGAGATTAACGTCATCATGGGTGCGTCCTCTTGTACTCATCGAACTCGGCCTTGAGTTCTTGGATGGCTTTGACCAAAGCAGGAATCAGCGTGGCAGGGGCCACCGTATAAATCCCATCCTCGCGCTGCTTCACCATCCGCATCACATCGGCGTTGTTGGCAACAATCGCTGCTTCAGACTCTTGGGCAATAAACCCAATGTAAACACTGTCACCATCGCCGTGTACACGCTCTTCGCTTTTAGGGTTATATGACCCATCATCGTTGTACTCAGGGACGTAACCCGGAACACTTGGGTCGATGTCCTTGCACTTTCTCCACTGGTAAGTGACCGAGCGCAGGCTTGTGATCAGGTCTAAGCCAATATCACTGCTCTGGATGTTTTCCTTTAGCCGCTCATCAGATGAAGCGGCCCACGAAGTGTCGCTGCCATCCAGATCAAGTTCGGCAATGTTACCGCCGCTGCCTACGGTAATGCGGTTGTTTGCAGTCCCGCCAACTTCACTTCCAATAACTATTCGGTTAGATGCTGAAGCCGAACCCGAAACAGCGTTGTATCCAATAATGACGTTTCCTGTGCCTGTTGTAATGGCTGAACTGTAATATCCAGCACGCAATCCAATGAGGACGTTGTTAGACCCCGTGGTTACAGAGGCTCCTGCTGCGCCGCCTAGCGCAACATTATATTGACCTGTTGTCAGGTTTTCTAATGTACTTACACCAAGTGCAGAATTTGCTACGCCCGTAGATGAGCCTAAAATGCCTCTAAGAGCGCCATAACCTATTGCGACGTTTTCATTAGAGTTGATATTTCGTCCGGCAATTGAACCAATAAAAGTATTAAACGAATTACCGTATTCGCTGCCTGTTTCATATCCCAAACAAGTATTATTGCCAGTTGCAGAAATCGTTGCACCGGCCCTATGTCCAACAAGAGTATTGGATCCGCCGCTAGTTAACGCAGCGCCAGCGTTGTATCCCACAGTAACAACTGCAGATCCTGAAGTAAGGGCGGTGCCTGCACCAATTCCCAAAGCCGTCAAAGCATTCGTTGTCGTACCAGTAGGTGCAGGGGTCACGGCCTGCTGAACATCAGTTCCGTTAGACACCAAAATCTGCTTGGAGCCGTTAGGGATCGTAACGCCCGTCTGACCGTCAACTTTGAACGTAATGGTTCCAGACGAACAGTTGTTATAAACGAAGTAGAGTTTCTTATTAGACGGCACGATGACCGTGCTGCCATTACCCGTAAACTCTAGGTACATGTTGCGGGCTACGCCCGTCGAGCCGTTCGGGATGGTCAGGGTAAGCGTAGTTCCCGTAGTCAGGGACTCAGTGGCATAGCCAGAAATAGACTGTTCTAGCAACGTGCCGAGATTAGTGTTTGTAGTATTACCCCATGTACCTGCGCCTTCGCCGGTATCCAAAAGGGTCAATGCCAAGTTAGTGCTATACGTTGCCATGTTTAAACCTCTACGCCGCTATCGGGGTCCAGATATCGGTATCCCCCGTGCTAATTGGTGTCCACGGACCAGTCGGTACCGGGATAATCTTACCCCAAACGGTGACTTGCCCAATCGCTCCTGTCGCTGATACACCCGTGACAAAGACCACGGCATTACCCGTGACTGTGACTGTACCCAGTTCGCCTGTGGCCGAAACCCCGGTGACGGGGATATCAATACTAATCGCAACTGTGACCGTGCCAAGTTGCCCAGTAGCCTCAACTCCGGTGACAGGAACGACCGCTTCGCCTGCAACGGTGACAGTACCGAGTTGGCCTGTGGCTTCAACGCCCGTGACCAAAGTATTGGCATCAGCCGCGACCGTGACAGAACCAAGTTGACCTGTAGCCTCAACTCCTGTGAGGAGGATATTAGCAGTGCCTGTAACTTCGACCGTGCCAACCTGCCCTGTGGCTTCAACGCCCGTAACAGGAACATTGGCTTCGCCAAAGACAAAGACCGTGCCGATCTGACCGTTGGCTTCAAGCCCTGTAACAAGGACGTTGGCATCTGCAACGACAAGGACTGTGCCGACAAAGCCTTCAGCCTGTACCCCTGTGACCGCAACCGCGCCTTCCCCAAGTGCAGAGAATGGAGCAACGGAAAAGGGGACAAAACCCAGCATGGTTTAAATCGTCAGCGAACTCGCGCTAGAAATCCAAGCCTGAGCGGCTTCATCCCACGAGTACATCGCGCCGTCATCCGGCATCGCTACCGGAGCAACCCACTGCGCGGTCGCGTTATTAAGCACCCAAGAGGGATAGGGCTGCGGCGGTACAAAGGCATCAATCGCCGCATCGTAGGCGTAGCCGATCCCGGCGTAGTTTTTACGGATGTTGCCGTTGTAGCTCGTCTGCTTCCAGTTCCCGCCGAGCAGGTTCTGGCAGAAGGCCACGCCGATAGCCTCGCTCTCATTGCCGTTAGCGTCTGCCGTATCCTTGTTGGCGACAACGATGACGCGCTGCACCACGCTGCTTGAATCAATTTCTGCGAAATGAGCCATATCAATTCTCCAAATGCAAAGCGGTGAGACTTTCTTCCTCACCAACGTAACCGACCGGGAAAGTGTTGAACGATAG